AGCCAGAATTACATCATCGGGAAGATCAGAAATTAAACCTCCATTCGCTTTCATTGAATTCACTGTAGGTTTGGCTTGTATTGCCACAGAAACAGGCAGATATATCTTATCTTCTTTCGATGCTCCAGCACCAAAATTTACATTCCATGCAATCCATTCAGTTTGAATTGTCCTTCCGCTAACATCATTCAAAAGAAGTGGGGGAAATGCTTCTAAACGATCTATATCCTTGCGATATTTCTTTACAAGAGGCTTTATAGCATCCCATTTTTTACCTGTAATATCTATTGCCTCAAATCCATTATCTTCTAATTCTTTTATGACTTCATCTACTTTTCCAGTAGCTATGCTATAACTCGAAATAGATGGAACTCCCCCTTCCCATTCTACTACAGATAGTCGATCACCTTCGAGAATTGACATAAAGTCCTTACACTTCTTACCTTCACGATCTGGGATAGAATAAGATTGCCACTGAGATGGTATAGCTCGATATCTATAGCACTTTTCTTTAAGAGGACAATTGTGATCTTGGCACATACTTATATCTGGCATTTTTGTTCTCCTTTCTCAACAAACCTCCACTTCACTCACACCATTTTTTTTACTAACCTGAAATGCTTTGCCAGCTGCTTCTATAAGTGCAGGGTCATGAGAAATAACAATCAACTGCACCTTTAACATTTCAGCACATTTTTTTAATACACTTCCAAATTTTGAAATTTTATCCTTACTTAAACATTTAGCTGGCTCATCTAATAAAAAGGTCTTTCGCGTTAAATTACCTCTTAAAGCCCATAGTCCTAGACGTAGTCCAATCGCAGCAACATTCAAAGTGCCGACTCCACATTCCCCTTTAGGTTCATACATCTCTCCATCCTCTAAAACATAAAGATGAGCTTCACTTTGATTTCTTTTGAGCTCATATACAACTTTGAATGCAAACGAATCACCAAATACAACCTGTAATAAAGTTGATACAACACTTTCAATATAATCTGATATGATGATCTGAGTAGCTTGAAGAACACTATTGACAACAACCCTAGCTTCTTCTAACTCAACAATCTCTTGTGACATCTCAATGGCTCGCTTATCACTATCAGATTTTTGCTGAATTAAAAGGTCTCTTTCAGCCTGACGTTCAGTTAAAATTTGTTCGTATCTGTTCATTTAGAGGCTACCAACATGTCAAGTTGCTCTGACAATTCCTTTTGTTCTTCTTTAAGTTTCTCATTTTTTCGCTTATTTATTTGTAACTGCTCTTCAGCTTGTTCCAACGTACCACAATTAAACTTTTCTTTCAATTGGTCTTTTAACACTTGCAACTTGCCTTCAAGCACACTCTGCATTGTTTCTTCTTCTTTTACCTGGCCTTCAAGCTCTTTAATTCTTGTCTGAATTTCTTCTACCTTTGACATATTATAACTCCTTCCGTTCGTTTATCTTCATCCCGCACTTTTCCATTGCTAATGCGACTCGATCTTGTACTGGTTTTGCTACTTCATTGTTTACATAATAGGTTTGTAAGTTGTCATCAAATGATACCATGGACTTCTTTTTCCCTTGAACAATTGCAATAAACTTTTGAAGTTTATTATTTTGCTCTTCTTTAGCTTTCTTTGGAATCGTAAATACATTCTGCCAGGGCTCAACTTTTAGAAAAACAATTTCAAACTTTCCAGTTTCAGTATCATAAATAATTACATTTGGTTTTTGTTCTTTTTCAGCAATAGTCTTTCTAAGTACAACACCTGCGTTAAAAATATTAGTATCCTGAAACACTGAATGAAATGCATAATGTATATCTCCAAGTACTATAAGTGAGTATCCTGGATTCTTTTTAGCAAATGCTTTTGGACTTGGAAGCTCATGACCCGGAAATAAAGGTCTTGTTCCTACAGTAGCATGAGCAAGCAGAATATTAAATGCTCCTTCAACAGGATTTGATAAATTTTCTGTTTGCTCAAAAGAATGCCCATGCAGAAAAATGTTCTTTTCCAACTCAACAGCTTTTCCATCAAGACCAACAATCGTCAAAACCCCTGCACTTTCAAGTAGATAAGAAGCAGTTCGATTAAAATTTTGCCATGATCGATAAGCAAGATCATGCTGCCCCAAGCATCCAAATACCTTAATATCTGAATACTTTCGAAAAACCCTAAGCATAGATGAAATTACAAAACGAGAAGGGTCAGGTGCATCAAACATATCACCTGGTTGAAAAAGCACACTGCAGTTATGTTCTTTCGTTATCTGAAAAATTTGTTCTAACTTATTAAGAACTACTGCAAAGAAATCTTTGTCAGTACGATTTTCTGGAGGCAAAAATCTCGAATGCACATCACCTGTAAATGCAATTTTTATAATTCCTCCAAGTTTTGTAGCATAGTTTTACGCGTTTTATCAGTCAGTTTACTACCACAAGTCACACATACATCAATTTTTCCTAGCTCACTCTTAACTGCTTTCATTTCTATGTGAAATTGTTCAAGGTTATTTTTTCTACCAATAATTTGAAATTCTGTATCTTTAATTTTATCAATCAAGCCCTGCTCAGCTTCCTCAGTGGATTCTAGATCTTCAACCTGCTTGGCAGTGAGAATTTGTTTCTTTCTTATCCCTAACTCTTTCCTCCTAACTGGTAATGCAACTGTAATCTCCCTTAATCTCTCTTGTGCATCACCTATATCTCTAATGTTATGGGACAAATGTTCTACCAGAGCAAAACTCTTTTCTTGCTCAACATCAAGATTCTGGATCTTTGGCAGTAATCTATTTGCCTCTTCTACAACTGGTTTAAGAGTTTTAATTCTTTCAACTGTCTGTTTAACTTTCTCTTCATTTTCTTGCATCCTTCTAATAATTTCTGTTAAAATCGTTTCCCTTTCAGTTGCTATTTCTAATTCATCAGCTATTTCATTCAAAATAGTAACAAGTTCCTTTAATTCAGCAAGATAACTATACCCTTCAATCTGCTGCAAAAGTTTTTTTGAGAGATTTTCTGCTTCTAATTTATCACTTCTTCTAGCTCGAAGATCAGATGATAAGAAATCTACTGTAGCTCCAACTTTATCTAGATTAGTAAATTTATTAAATGTTGCCGCTACAACTCCAGGTGTGTCTAGTAACAAATAAGGAAGTTCTAATTGATCTTGAATGTTAATCTCGTCAAGATTTAATGCTTGAGTCACATCTTCAGGAACTGCGCGTCCAACAACCCTGAGTGGATTATTATTAACGTAATAATCATTAATCCCAGGCCCTCGAATTTTAGTAACAACATCCTTCTTTTCAGGATCAGCTTCTGATTGCATAACCATAGTAACTTCAGCTGTCCCAATCTTTTTTACTCCTTTCTTGCTAACAGAACCAGCGGCTCTCCGAATAACACCTGTAGTTATTGGACGATTATCTTTAACCCATCTTACGGATCTAAGCAAAGACGTTTTTCCATGAAACGAAGTACCAATAAGTACATTGACACCTTTACAGAATTCAAATAATGAATCCTTATGAGCTTGAAAATTTTTAAGATGGATTGAATCAATCATGTGTTTCTTGTATAATCAATAGCCCTAATATGACCACTAGTAGCATCCTCAATATCTTGATGATCATCTTTAGCCTCATGCTGCTGTTTTCTTGTTTGCTTATGAGTTTTTGGTTTAGGCTTACCTTTTTTGTGGTTAAAAGGAGATGCTAAAAGAGGAGCTGCTTTACAACCACATTGAGGACATTTTACTTCATTAACTTCAGATTTAACTATCTTACCCTGAAATTCTGTAGAAGTAACTATAACCTTTCCAGTTTCCTGAAGTTTGCAAGTTTCACTTCCATAATGACAATTTGAACAATACATATTATTCCACCTCTTTCTTCGTTTTAGAAGATAATTTCAAATTTTCAATGACCTTCTCAAGAAGTTCCAGAGAAATAGAATTATCAACTCCTTCTTTCCACGCCTTGATTGCAAATTCAGCCTCTTTATCAGACGTACCTTTTTCGAGTAATTTCACATAAACTGCACGCTCTAGCAATTTACGATCTTCAGGGGTCATTGCCTCTATTTCTATTCTCTTCTGTTGTTTGTACTCTTTAGCTTCCTTATCCCACAACTCAGCTACATTAGCCCAGTATCGAAGAGCTTTAACTCGATACTCTGTGCCTTCTACATCATTTGGAGCTGCACATCCTTTCACAAGTTCCTCAACTAAATTTATTAAAGTATAAGCTGCATCTTCTGTAGATTCATCACGTTTAATTTCCGGATCAATCATAGGACCTAAAGCATGATACATTAATTGTTCACCAGGAACCAAAAGTTTATTATCTTTCATTTTATATTCTCCTTTCAATATTATATACAACAAAAATCAACTACTTTTAATGTAATTTAAAATTTCTTCTGCTAATTCCTTCTTGCTTTTTGCAACTCCATAAATTTGCTCATCAATTGACTCCTTCTTACTTAAGGAATCCTTAATTAACAAATCAATCACTACACATTTCTGTGTCTGCCCTTGTCTATGAACTCTTCCAACGCACTGTTTTCTAAGTGTTGCTCCAGTATAAATCTGATCAAAAAAGATCACTACATTTGCCCCTTGAAGATTAATGCCTTCCCCGCCGCTTTGAGGATGAGCCAAAAGAACTTTAATAGTAGAATCCTCTTGAAAATCCTTGATCTGCTTATCTTTATCCTTAATCTCTCCTCTAATAGCTCTAAATTTAATCTTTTCTTTTCTAAATCTCTCTTCAATCATATGAGCAACACCTACAAAATTATGATAAACAATACATTGTCCTGTAATCTCAGTTTGAAGAAGAGTAATCAACTCATCTAACTTTGGACTTGTATGAAGGTATTCTATCCCTTGTTCCCCTATGATAAACCCACTTCCTATCTGGGCTAGTTTTGCAGATTTATTAACTGCATTTCTGATTGTTAATTTACCTTCTTCTAATTCAACTTTTAACCCATTGAGAATTGATTTAGTTATTTTTCTTTGTTCAGCTGATACATCAATATATCTCTTTTCATCTACCAATTCTGGAAGATCAAGACATTCCGAAGCGTCATAACGAATGGCAACTTGACTAACTTTCTTAACAACTTTATCAGCAGCTCCTTTTTTGGGATACCATTCAAAGAAGCGATGAGTTTTAGTTCTAATCTCAACTCGATTCATGTAGGTATGCAAAAATACCATTTCATCGTTTCCAAGAGTTGCTCCATTATCTAAAATCATAAGCTCACTCCAGAAATCTCGAATATCTTTGGCGACAGGGGTACCTGACATCATAAGTACTTTAGTAGCCTGCCTTGACAACTCATATGAAATTTGAGCTTGTCTAGTTTGAAATGCTTTAAGACGATGAAATTCATCAAATATCAAACAATCATAATGAGATTGAGCAATTTTTTTATGGTCAGGTACATACTTATGTTTCACCACTTTGCCTTTTTTCATAACAGGTACTTTTTTTCCATAAATAGATTTTAATCCTTCATAATTTATGATGTGAAATCTAGAAAAATCTGTTTCCATGATGTGCTTTCTCATGTTAGCATCACCACGTAACACAGCACAACATAAATCAGTACGTTTTTTAATCTCATCCACCCACGTTTGGCAAACAGTAGATGGGCACACAACAAGAACTCGATCAGCATACCAAACGGCAGTCATATAGAGCGCAGCTAATGTTTTGCCTGTTCCAATTCCATGTAAAAATAAAATCCTATCTTGAAACATTCCCCATAGAATAGATGCAGATTGATGAAGCTTGGGAGGAGTTGCAAAGTTATATTTATCCCCAAAGATGTAATCAAAATCTTCTTGTACTAATGATTTTGCTTGCTGAGACGTTATAAGAGAATTATTAATTTAACTATCCTTATTAGAGTCACTTTCTTCATCGGCAACTTTAACTCCAAGCTTCATTTCGAAGGAATCTGAAGCAACCTGACCAATATCCAAATTTTGTACAATTCCGCATCCTACATCCATCTTCCCTTTTCTAGCAGCTACAACATACAAAGTAGCTAAATTTGCTTCGGCTTGAATATCTGTTTGACACAACCCTAATGCAGTATCAACATTACTCAATTTTCGTATATCTTCAGCAAAGTGCTTCATGGTCAACCTCTTAGCTCTAATCGCCTCTCTCGTAGATTGTGAAAATACTAATCCTAACATCCTTCTCTCATCTACCCATCGTTTATGATGCAAATATAATTCGTTTAACTGATCGCGAGTTGCCATATGAGCATCTCGCGGCTTCATAATGTCCGGAAAATCGTTAATAAAGAGATCAGGTACAAAATGTTCAAAGCGTTCCAAATAATCAAGATAGCGATCTATTTCTCCTATATCACATGTATAAGGAGGGTACTTCTTGATAATAAGCCTCCCTCCATATTTTTTCATCAATATTCTTGCATTCTTTCGAGCCCCATTATCTAAAATACAAGGTCTCTGTTCTCTCATAGAACGCAACTTTCCTGTTTTCTTATCTATATATTGTATCGTAACAGGCTTATGCAGAAAGTCCTCATTAGCTAATGCTCCAATCGCTCTATCATAACGAGCCTCTGTCTCTTCCAATGAGTTTTCATGAGATATATGAAGCACATCCAATCCCTGAAGTAATGCCATCTTGCCAAAATGTATGCCCATCCAAGATTTTTTCCCTTTATACCCGCCTAAAATACAACACAATTCCGAGCGATGGAATACTCTTAATGGATCAAAATGCTTTATACCTAATCTTAACAAAGGAGCATTTTCTGGAGGCCTATTTAGAAAAGAAAAATCATGCAGATAATCACACCCTAGGTTTACCTGTTCAATTCCTCGTTTCAAAGTATTATGCATCAATAATTCAGCTTCCGGAAACTGCTGTTTATCAACTAAATTAACAAACTCTACTGCAGCCAACTCAAACTCACGAGTCTTAACAAATGCATTTAATTTTGAAATTACATAATCAGTATTAGGAGGTTTCATCTGCGAAACACGATCAACAAAATGATAGATTAAATCCCTTTTTGACTGAGCTACCCCTTTGATTTGATCATCAAGCACATCACAAAGATGATCACCTGGAGCTTCCTTAGTAAGATCGTAATATGCATAACACGCTTTAAGAACCCAATATGCAATATCAACACTTAAAAGATCAGGTCGAACATAATTTCTAACAAGCTTAAGAAAAGGGGTTGATACAATAGATAAAAAAATTATTGAATCTTGAATATGAACAGATAACTCTAATGTCTTAGCCATAACATATGTTCCTTAAATAATCTTTTTATTTTTATATGATTCCCTTTTCAGATAAAAATTGTGGAAGGGCTGACCACACAGCACTGGACGATAAATGCGCTGGATATACAGGATCGTCATATTGTGCAAACAATTCATCCACAAACTCCAATAAATACTTAATCATATCAGTTTGTGTTAATTCAATCCCCTGTCTCTTTTTTCGACTTATATAATGAACCATCTGAGAAGCCGCCTTTGCAAATTGAACATGCTCTTTACTCCCTTGTATCAAAGGAAATTTTCCCTCCTCCATAAACGTCTGTGCAAATGAATTTGCAATCCTATTAGTAAGTCTAACATGCTCATCATCAACTACTCGAGTTGGAGTTTCTCTTATATCCCACCAAGGTCGTTCACCTTTTTTATGAACAGTTCTAATTTTCTCAAGAAATCCTGTCAGTGTTTTAAATCCATGGCTCTGACCTTCCCAAATATGACCGCCTGCAGTACAAAAATCAAAGTAAGTTTCCATATTTCTAATGATCTTAACTAGACTAACTTCTCTAAGAGTTTTTCTTACTAAAGGAAGGGCGGCTGCAATCTTTCTAAAAGGAAGAGGATAATTACGAGCCTCTCTATCTGAGCGCTTTTCTTGAGCTTGAATATAACGACTTCGATTCCATGCACGAACAACATGTCTTTCATCAACTGTAGCACGGATTACATGTTTAAATTTGAACTTTTCGCCTACTTGACCTCGAATAGCATTTTGACGATTATTTGACTTCTTTGTAGCAGCAGATGAAATGATTACTGATCCTCTCCAATGTTTGCTTACCTTAAGTTTTTCAATTACAGAAGAAGGTACTTGAATAGAATATTGAAGATTTTCAATAATTATATCTGCAATGATTTTAGATTCTGTCATTCTTTTCTACTTATTGCATATTCACTAGTTTGTGTAACTGAATTCCATAACGAAGAGCCCATCTTTGTTTTAGCTCTTCTCCCCAACTAAGCATCAACTTAGGTAACCACTCACTTGCTTTACCTCCTAAAGCATGAAAAAGCACAACAGGCTGGCATTCAGGACAATCTTTTAATTTATCCAGAACATTCAAAGCCACATCAACATCTTGTTTATCTTTACAAACAAATTTCATGGCGTCTCTTGGTCCTAAATGCTTAAAGTTACTAAGAAGCATTTTATCTTCCTGACCAGAACAAGGGAGTTTATAATCAACTGATAAAGAAGTAATTGATCTAAAAGGTTTATCTAGTAACCAAGAAACATCTTGTGCCCCATTAGTTTCAATCACTATTGATTCTAATCCCTTTGCACCACACCAATTTTGTAGGGCTTGTAAAAGATTAAACATTTCTGTTTGAGGCTGCTCAAGTGGCTCCCCTCCAGTAATACAAATATACCTTGGATTAGAAGAAAGAGAAGTAACTTTATCAATGATATATGGAACCCCTACATCATCAATGTCATCATTATTCTGAGCATATCGAGTATCACAATAATCACATCTCAAATGACAGCCTGCAAATCTGATGAACGTAGTAATAGCACCTGAATATAGCCCCTCACCCTGAATAGTAATAAATATGCTGTGAACTTTCATAGTTTTTCCTTTTTAACGTATTGAGTAGTATCGTTGTCTACCTGCAATTTTAACATCAATTAAACCTTTCTTCTTTAGAACACCAATGTAATAATAAATATTAAACTCCTTACCAAATCTCTTGCTCATTTCTATTTGAATATCAGTAACAGTTACTTGCTTCCCTTTTGCAATAATGTTTATCGCTGCAAGAACATAACCACTATGTACCGAAGAATGAGTCATTCCTTTTTGTTTCATCTTTTCCCAACACTGCATTGAGTATTTACAAACCTGACATTCTTTTACTTGAGCATTGTAAAGCTCACCAAAACAATGAGGAATCTTTTGAGTCATTGAGCATCCATAATATGTTGAGTTGTTACTCTCAATTCATTTCTTAAACAGATTAAATCTCGATCAGATAATTTAAGTTTATTCGATAACTCAGCAAGACTAATTTTTGGATTATCTTGAAGTTGCTTCAAATAGCAAAAACAACGAGGCGAAAGTAACTCTTTCAATGTCGCAACCAAATCAGAATGCTCACAAGAATCACTTGCCTTTGTATCTTTTTTATCAAAAAGTTGGTAATCTTCTATATCAGTCCAGCTCTGAGTTTTTTTATACTCGCGTTGGGCATAACTAGTTAATGTATCTCTAACAAGCTTATATACCCAAGATGTCACCTTACCTTTAGTATGATCATAGTACTCTTGATACTGAATTAATTCATGCCAAGCAACTTGAATACAATCATCCAATACTAAAAAAGGAAATCTTTGTGCAAACCCTGCAGAAAGATGAATAATAATCTTAGTAATTGAAGTTATATCTGCTTCAGAAAGCTTTTCTAGCATCGATTTTTTATTGATTATCTCACTTTTGATAAGATTTTCTCCATTTTTTCATACCCTAATTCTGCTGGATCCGTACCAGTTGGAAGCGTAACATAAACAGCTTTATCTGAGCCAAATAATCCTGTAAGCTGGTTGCATGTAACTCTAGCATGCCAGAATGCATCTGACCCATCTTCACCTATATCCCAACTTAAAATCCAATAAGGAGGATTCATTTGCTTCATCAAGTCAATTTGAGTATCTGACAAACTTTTACTAAACGACGCGACAACATTATCTTTAACTGCCCAATTATCAAAAATACCTTCCGTTATAGCAACTGGTTTAGTTGGATCAATATCATCAAGCCCATACAGAAAATATGAAATATCTCCTTCAGTTAAATATCGATTATCTGCTTTTTCTGTCATATCTCTAGCTTGGTATGCTACTATTGCACCTTTAAAATAAATTGGGATAATGAAACGACCTATGTATCTTCCTATAACACCAATTCTTACCTCTTTATTAATACAAAAATCTATAGAAAGATTTCTTTTTTTCAAGAAGTATAACACAAGAGGATCAGTTTTTAAAATATCAATTTTTACGGAGCCATAAGGAGGCCAAATTATCTCCTTTGGAGATCCTTTGACAATAAGCTCTTGTGATAAAATATTGTTAATTTGATCAAGAGCTGAATCACCTGTGGGCGTTTGCCCACTCTGCATTAATTCTCTATAATCTCTAAATGAGATTCCAGTAAGCTCAGTTAGAAGTTCAAATAAAGATCCCCCTGCTTTACATTTCCAACAAGTATAATTGAAGTCATCAAAAAATATACCACAATGGTAGTTGTCATCGCCAGAAGGGCAGAATGGACAACATACATTTACTGCATTAGATGTTGAAGTAGTATAATCAATCCCCAAAAACTTAAGAATATTAATAAGTTTCTGTTTTTGCTCATTAATTTTTACCACTGAAATACCTTAATTAGTAAAGCCTAACTCTTTTCTTTCGAACTAAAGGTGCATACACAATTCGCCAAACCCGTTCAACTTCTGCAGCAAGTTCTTGTTCTAAATTTTGATCTTCAATCTTTTTAGCAAGGGCGTTTAATCCTCTTGCAGGCTTTAATTTTAAATTCTTTATTTCCCAAGGTGCTCGTTTTTTTCCTTCTTTTATTAATTCAGGATCATTCTCATGAAGCCACTCAACAGATGAGCCAATATCATCAATTCCATAATCAAATAAAACTCGAAATGAACCTTCTCGAAATGGAGCTGCGACTTTGTTCTTCTTTGTAAAAAATCCTAATTTAACTCCAATTATTCTCTCGTTAGAATTTGTAATACGCTGCATATGTGAAAGTTTTACTCTTACTGAAGCGTAAAATTTAAGAGCATTTCCACCCGAAGTTGTTTTTTTATCTCCAAATGTAACTCCTAAATTATCACGTGTCTGATCAATAAAAACCACTCCTAATCCTATATTACTAAGTTGTACAATGTACTTTCGAAATGCTACACTAAGTTGTTTAGCTCGTGTAGCCCCATAAGTAGCATCAGTCAGATTTGCTGCTAACTCAACTTCAGATGGAAGAGCAGATAAACTGTCTACTACTCTACAACAAGGACTTTGAATTTCACTACATCTTTTAATCAAATCCTTAATTTTAGTATCAAACAGATCTTCAATCGATGTGGAAACTGAGTAATCCCATTTTGCAGGATCATCAATACACACACCATGAAGTTCATTTGCTCGATCAAGATCCCAAACACATTCAACATCATCAATGCTAGCTAATCCTCCTTGTCTCTGAGCACTTCCGAGAACCTCAGCTCCAAGAACAGTTTTACCTGTTGATTCCTCACCATAAATCTGAGCAATTCGACCAGCAGGAAATCCCCCTGGTAACTTGTCGGCTATCGCAAGATCCAGTAAAGTACATCCTGTTGACAAATATGCTTTAACAGGACCTAGCTTTTTTAAAAAATCAGAACCTTCTAATTGAGTTTTATCTTCCATTAATTCCTCATGCGTTATTATTAGGAGCTCTTACTTTACGAATTTGCTCTTCAACATTGCTTCCTTTAATATCACTCGTTTGAAAGTAAGCAGAATTGTAAAGTGTAACTTCATTGTTTAGCATACTCCGTCTTTGATCAAAACTGTTAACAAGAGCATCACATAAACCTGAAGTCTTCTCCACTTCACAAAGTTTACTTTTAGCTTTAACAACATCTGCATGAGCATCCACTAATGCTATAACTGAAGTTTCAGTTATTTTTATTGGTGTTGCTAAAGTACCTGCTCTATATTGAAGTGCTATAGTAGCTTTTGTAAACTCCAGATTATGTTTTGCCGCTTTGCTAGTTGCCTTTGCGTCAGTCGCTAATTCACAAGCTTCTAAAAATAACGTGGATTGCTTTGCACAATTTTGATCCAGTTGATGTATATCAATTGGAACTGATTCTTTAAGTTCTTCATAAGATATCATTTACAATAATCTCCTCTTAATTATACCCCTTCCCGTCTTTTTGCTAATCTTTCTTTTAAGCGTGCCTTGACATCATCAGCACTTGCATCTTCTACCACCTCTGCTTTTGGTGCTTCAGACTGCGTCTCCTCAGGTTGAGCATCTCTTGGAATCCGCTGACGTCGACGTGCAGGCTCTTCATCAGTCACCTCTGCTTTTAGCTCTTCTTTTTTCTCTACTGCAGGCTCCCTTGAAGTTTTTCGTGGACGGCGTTGCCGAGGTTCTTCAGAAGCAACCTCTTTGTTTTCATCTGAAGACTCTTCCGGAGCAGCCGTTCCAAGAGCTTCTTGCAGCTCTTTTTCTGATGCAAAATGAAGAAAGTCTTCTATTGGGAGGACTCCATCAAGCCACTCGTCAGGAATAGGTTCCCCTTTATCAAGTTCAAAAGCACTATAAGAAGTAGTTAACGCACCTGTTCCTGTTCTATCGAAAACCAAAACTTTCCCATTATCAATATCACTGATATCAATTACTTCGCCTGTTCTTCTGTTCTGGCTAAGACCAAGTATTTCATTATTGATCTTCTGAGGAGCATCATATAACTGAGCGCCTTCTTTCTCTGTTTCCTCAGTCTCAACATTAAAAACAATGTAAAGATATCGTGGAGGAAAACAAGAAAAGGCTTTTGTAACATCCTTATCTGCCTCAGCAGCTACAAGCACTTCCCTTCTCTTACATATAGGACAAATTGCTGGAAGCTTGTCAGCAAGATCATTTCGTCCAATTTTTAATAACTCCCCTTTCATCATTGCAGGGCACAAAAATGCATCACTACCATTAGGACCCATATTATAATGAACAAAAATACGAAGCCCAAAATATACATCAGGATTCTCTGGAGGGCATAATCTAAGGAAATTTGTTGATGCCTTTGCTTTGAATTCTTTTATACCTTGCTTCTTTAAAAGTTCTTTGTTGGTATACCACTTACGAGGCACTCCATATCCCCCTGTTTCTTTTTCTGCCTGTGCACCTTTAATAGCATCTAATCTACTCATGATCTTTCTCCTTTTTCTTTTTATCGAATTCTTTAGCTGAAAAATATCCAGCTGTTGCAGCACGAAATATACAAAACAGTATAAATAATGCAACTGCAAATGCAGCAACTACTCCTATAATCCATCCCCCTGCCCATAGTATAAATTTAAAAAATGGCAACATTATATTCATTATATTTATTATTACAACTTTAAACAAAGAAACTAAGTAAAAAGTTAAATTTCATACCAAGCTACTTTCAAAAATTTGACCTAGTAATAATGCACCTCCTCCTGAATAAGTAGGATGTTTAAAAATATGAACCATCTCAACAATCTGTCCCGCTTCTTCTAACGAGTTAGCATTTAAAAGCATCTTTCTTAAATATCCTAATACTGATAATCTGATCGTTTCGGGATCAGCCGATACTTTTGTATAAAGATCGACACATCTTCTCCATCTGTTAGCTCGACCTGATACAATCTCCCTGACTAACTCTATCACTTCTTTACTTCCAGTTTCAGCAGAAGAAATAAATTCAAGAATTTCTTTTGGGTCCTCTATATCTTGAATTTGCTCGAGTAACATTAATCCTTGTCTAGGGCACCCCCTGGCTGCTTTGGTAATTGCTTGAAGAACATCCTCATTATCTCCCCATTTTATCTTCTCATTTTTGCATGTGATCTCAAGAAGAACTTTCATTTCTGAAGGTCTTAAAGGCGTCACTTTATAAATTGCACATCTATTCCTAATAGTAGGAATAATCTTATTTGGATCAGTTGTACAAAATATAAAATAAACATAATCAGGACAATCCTCAATCACTTTTAAAAGAGCTTGTTGAGCGGCTGACGTAAGTTCATGAGACTCATCACAAATATAACATTTTGCATCACCAAACATAGGAGCTATATTAATTGAATCTGCGATCTCCCTAGCAGTCTTAATCCCATTAAAATTAGCACTGTTAATCTCCGTCAAACTAATTCCATCACATCCAAACTCCTTTGCAAGAATTCTAGCAAACGTTGTTTTTCCGCAGCCAGTTTGCCCGACAAACATATAAGCATGAGGTCGTTTAGACCCTTTTGTCTTTACCACCTGCTCAAGACCTTTTACTACTTGTTTATTGCCTACAATATCACGAAATGTATTTGGGCGGCATTTTTGGTACAGCATATTTATATCTCCATTTTTTGTTGTTCACCCCAATTAGGTCCTAAAGTAAAATCACAATCTCTAGGAACATCTCCTTGCCACGAAAATTGCTTCTCTCTCATTCTTGCAATTTGAATCTTTTGAACATCTTCAACTTCTTCCTCAACAATGTCAGTAACTGCAGAATCATGTACCTCAATCTCCATGACACTTTTCATTTCTTTCTTCTTCATGTCATTCATAATATCATTAAGTGATGTTAACAACATATGAAAACTTGTTCCTTGCACAGCAGTATTTAATAACTGCTCTCGAGAAAGTGGAGCATATCTTCTAAATCCCATTGGCATAGTTATATAATGATATTTATTATAAAATGCAATTACGCTATCTTGCCATTGTTTAACTTCGCTGTATGCATCCCAAAACTCTTCCACTATCTTTTTGGCATGCCTTTCAGGAATCTTACAATCATGTGCAACAGCTTTATAGCTACCTCCATAAAATAATCGGAAAACAACTTTATTCTTCCCTAGAAATCTTAACTGATCTGTCACATCTTGTTCACGAATATCAAATATCCTTGAAGCCCAAAACCTATGAGGATCAAACTTTTCCTGGATCTGTTTAGTAAGCACAGAATCTTTAGAAAGCATTGCCACAGTTCGAACTTCTGATCCAGAGGCATCAGTTTCACCAAGAAGATTTCCTATATGAGGAATAAATACTTTTCTAAACTCACCATGCTCAACACCTCTCTTAGCTTGATTCTGGAAATTTGGATTAGCACTACTTGACCGATAACTTGAAACTGTATTTAACAAGAAACTAGGATGTATAAGACCATCATCTTGCTTAGCTTTTTCAAGCCCCGAAATAAATGTTGTTAAAAGAGTATCAACTCCTTTCCACTCCATCATCTTAGCACAGAACTCTTTTAACGATTCGTCTTGCACATGGCTAACAATAAAAGCAACAGCTTCCTTATCTGCTGGAAGGGATCCTCCTTTAGTTCTCCAATCAGGAGGGTTGCAATTTAACGTCTTATAGAACAGATCAATAAAATCTTTTGGAGAACCTGGTTTCCAAACATCTCTTCCAGTAGTATGTCGAAAATCTTTAACAAAACTGCTATGCTCAAAATACTGATCGCAATCTTTCTGTTTCTTTTCCGCATTTGCTCTTTGTTTTGCTAAAAGGTTCCAATCAATTGCAACCCCTTGCATTTCCATATCAATCAAAGCTGGATAACAATGTACAAAAAACTCTGCTCCTTTCTTTACTTCAGGCATCTTTTCTAGTTTTTCCATTTGGCTATGATGTGACAAAATAGTATACTGAGAATCAAATGTTGAGTATTTTATTACTTTGTCCTCTGGTTCAATATCAGCCCAACCCTCTCTTTTAACATCAATACTATTTTTATAATCAGCTCCTCCTAACAAAAATGATTGAAATGCTAAATTGGTTGTCTTCGAACGATTATAAATAGCATGATGAGTTACCATAGTATCATTTACAACATTATTAATTGATACATGAAGAAACTCATTGACCCATTTTTCTTCCATTGACAAATTTTGTACAACTTTTGGTCTATCAGAAATAATCCAATCAGCTAATGCTTCTAATATCTCAACTAACTCATCTTCTGTCCAAAAAGTTTTGTATTGTAATGGCAAGAAATAGCCTGTTTGAGGATCATCAGAAAAAGAACAACAATGAAGCTTTGCATTTTTATTATAGGTTTTAAGAGTATTAGTTTCAAAATCAAATGCCATTGGAGTCTTGCCTGTTTGTGCCTCTAATAGAAACTTTTTTGCTGCTTCAACAGTAGAAAGCACAGTATGATTGCTTGGTAGCAATGGAGGGACAGGCTTATCTAAATACTCTAGTGCTATAGCTAAATCATTAAAAAATAGATCTTCTAAATCATCATTGCTGCGCAAAATAAATGCAGGATGCCAACAACATCCAACCCAACAATTATACTTTTGAGATGGTACCGCAAGACCTCTGTATCTATTAGCTGATGGCTTTTCAAATGAGGGTCGAAGAACAGCACGCATAGCCTCAGCTCCTAGTGCTATAATAAGTTTTGGCTCAAAATCTTTAAGTTGCTTTTCTAATCTAGGCCTACAACAATCCATCCAAAATTTCATTTTAGTAGGCGTTTTCTTTTCTGTAGTCATACACTGAAATGCATTAACTCTTATGCAATCACGATTCATGTCAATTCCATACAACTTAAATCCACGATCTAATAATTTTCCACTTGGTCCAATAAAAGGAATACCTTCTCGATCTTCATTTTTACCAGGAGATTCCCCTACAACTGCAATCTTAAGTTGACCTTTACCATAAGGCTCCATTTTTGGAGAATTACAATTCTGAAACAACTTGCAAACAGAACAATCTCGAACAAGTGGCTTTGGCTTATATTTTGATTTAGACTTGGCAGGATGCAAACGACGATGAGATTTCTCTATCTTACGCAGAACTGCTTCGTCCACTACAAATGATCTTTGCTGTATTGAAGCGTTATTCATCTTTTGTTTCACTCTTAGTCTTAACTAAGTGAATGAATGAACCTCCTTCAAACCCACATACACTATTAATTTGAGAATATAATAGATTAGTAACTTCAGTAAACATCTGGGTTAAAAATATAGGATTGATTGCAAACTCAAACTTTACATCCTTTGCATCCTCACAACCAAGAGTTTCTTCAATTGTTCCTACAGACTCATTTTGTGCAAACAATGTCATCTTTCCGTTATCAATATTAACATTAGAAACACGATCAAATTCAAGAGCCTTTGTTTGAATAATATTTTGACGCTTCCCAGCTTCTGAAATTCTCTTTTTTAAATCTTTTGAAAGAGAAAGTTTAACTGCATCGTCCACTTGGGCAAGCGATTTAATTAAATTTTCGGATGGATACTCTCCTGAAAGCAGTTTAGCACCAATTTTTGCTTTTCCAAGATTAAAATAAATCGTACCATTTTGCACAGCATACCCTTCAACTTGATCTGCATACCGTTGTACCTGGTCAATCATATCAACAGGTATAATCATATTAGCCATCTTAACACTAAGTGAATACAGGCTAATTCTCCAGCGATCGCAGGACAGAATAGCATCATCCCCTACCCAGACCCCTGTAAGTGGACCTGCAGTTTGATCAGGGCATGCAGTATATCGACACAAGAACAACCCTCTTAAAAAGTTTTCAGGAACTTCTTTCCATTCTTCAACATCAAAATTGATACTACTAACCAACTTTTTTTCTGGAAGACCTAACTCAGTTTTAATGCTCTTTGTTTTTATAGAAACAGCTTTTTCTTTCACTGCGATTTCGATTTCATCATCCTGAATCGTCTTAAGAAGTGAGTGAAAAACAGCAGCCTCTACTGCAAATGTAGGAACCTCCTCATCCAGCTCAGCTCGAATAAACATTGATCCGTTAGTAGCCTCAACATAATGACCATCAAAAAATAGATGTTGGAACTCAGGGACAAGTCCCTTATTATCTACCGCAGGTAAAATTTTACTTGTCGCTTCCAGCAATGTTTTTGTTTTCATGTATCTCCTTTACAATTTCCTTATCTGTTTTACTTTTCTTCCAAACTAAAGTATGTGTTATCCATATTTCAACTTCTGGTATTTGTAAAGAATCTTTACTGATTTTTTCAGGAGACATTTTGCTCCAAACAATCATTCCAAATCCTTCTTTATCTACCCCAAGGGCATTAAGTTGACTTTCTATAGTAACTTTTTCAGCCATTTCAACATTTGCACCCTCCTTACAAAGTTTTGTATATAATTCAGGATCAAACTCACCTTTCTCATTATGCCCAAATCTAACTCGATAAGAAAGTATCTTCAATTCATCCTTAAAATAGTCAACTAATTCTTTCTGTGTACCAATAATTATTTCTTCTTTTTTCATAATTTTTCCTAAAGAAATCCTGGTTGAGATGGTTTCCATCTTAAATCGAATGTATTTAACTCTTTCTCCATGTGTTTCCAGTAATTTAAATTACATGTTTGACGAGCCAAAACACCCTTATGCTCATCCTGAGCAACATCTTCTATTGTAAACCCATTGCTTTCCACATACTGTTGTAGCATCTTCTGCGCTTGAGTCCCTAAACTATCGTAATGAGTAGTTCCTTTAGATTCACCTGTTCCTTTTGTAACAGCAATAAGTGTTTTGCTCTCTAAATGAGGGAACTTTTTATTATATTGAGGTATTTTCAACCTTCCCATTGCACCAGCGCGCATCCAGCTTGTGCTATCAGCTGTGAACCATGGGAATCGCTTCAAAATAGAAACACTTGTCACACCAAATCCATGAAATTTAATTCTTGCAGATCCATCTTTATTACAAATATATGGCATAACTTGATCTAGCCATAGCATTCGTTGATGAGGAGTTCTGTCATTAGCAGGAGAAATTCCAATGTAACCATCTTTAACATACTTATCTTGAAAATCCATCAACTTCTCAAGCCACTTAAGATCTTCATTCTGATGGAAAACGTGAATTACCTTTTCAGCAGGAAGTCCTGCATCAAGTAAAGTCATCCAATTATCCCACCCTTTCTGAGCCGATTCTTCCACCTCTTGGTCTGTAGGAATATGCCCTGGGGTACCTGGAATTACATCACAATTCACAAAGTACTTCCATATATCATTTTGATCTTTATAAAACTCTGCATACGCATTAATATCAACTTCATTGCCTTGAGACCATGTCGAAAATACTCCAGAATCACATATAGTCACCCTTTTTGGATCCGGATTCTCACGGAGCCATTGAGATAATTTAGGACAAGGAACAATTTTTGGCCATGCTTCAAGAATGTTTTGAGCTATGCCAAGCAACAAATATTGACTCGCAAAAGAAGCAGTCGCAAATATAATGTGCATAATAATCCTTCAAACTTTATTACATTTAATTATATAACATAATTACAAACTTAGGATAAGGCAGATTCTGATTTTTAATTTCCCCTATTGTTTTTACTACCCGAATAAGTAATCTTTCTTTTTCATTTAAATACTCTTTTTCTTCAACTCGAATGAATGAACATCCAACTTTAAATGCAATATTACCCATTCGATAAAAATCTTTTGTTGTTCTGCCTTTCTCACTAAAGTGATAAGGTTCATCAAACTCAATTGCTATATTCACTTCAGGAAGATATCCATCAATCACATATCCATAAACATTATACTGCTCCACAATTTGATAATTACAAACTGATCTAAGTGATTCAAAAAAAGCATGCTCATTTTTTCCTACACTTCGACTACTTCCAACAACTAACACAGCATTTCGCATGGCTTCGCATGTACGCTCATAGTACTCAGGATCCGCCCATCTTTGCAAATTAGCTTCAGTAGATTTCTGAGATGCTAGAAGTCGCTTATCAGGATCTGCCCACAATGCTTTTATGTGTGCTCGAAACATAGGGTCCTGCCACTGCTTTTTTGCAGACTTTGATAAACAAGCTACTTCATTTTTTCGGTACTCAGGATCTTTCCACATCGCTTTAGATCGTTCGCTTTGTCGTTCTCGTTCACCTGGAGTCTCCCAGCGTTTCTTTGACCCTTGAGCTAAATATTTTACCCCTTTCTCGCGAAACTCAGGATCCTGCCATTGAGTCTTAGCATACTCTGCAGCATTTTCTCGATACTCAGGACAATTCATATGATGATTATGTATAAATTTGTTTCCCTTTGCTAAAACTCTTTTACCACAACCACATGTACAAAATGGAAAATCCTCAGGTTTTGGTTTAGGTAATCTTCGAGCATGTCCCCAAGCATATTTACTCCCAGGCGTTTTAACTCTTTTACCACAACCACATGCACATAAAGGTAATACTTTGATTGATTGTGCTTTCATTTTCACTCCAATACTAAACAGGCACATGAGTAGGCTAAGACCAGAAGCACCAAGAAAGGAACTACTGCACCTGACAACATGCGCCTGTTTGATTTTTAAGTGGAATTTTGCTTCTGGTCTTATCATGTTATACTTTCTGTTGGAAATCGGAAGAATTGTTTTACAACTAAATTACCATTTCCTCATTAATATCCATTTGAACACCCTTGCCACGAACGTAATGAATTTTAACATCTGTTGTAATCCCGCCTCTTGCATTAAAGTTTGTAACTGCAATTAACTCGACAGGTTTTATACATGCAACCAAATGGGTAACAATAAGATTGGTAAGGCTTTCCATGAACATGCCTGCTGACCTAAAACTAACAACATACAATTTTAATGATTTACTTTCCACCATAAATTCATCAGGAATATACTTGATTGTAAGTGTTGCCCCATCCGGCTGACCTGTTCGAGGACAAAGGCTGGTCAGCTCTTTTGTTCGAAATCTCACCACATACCTTCTATCCTTATAAAGATTTGGGATCCTCTCTAGCAACTCTGAATTTATCCCTGTCACAGTCGGATAATTTGTTTTCTTGCTCCCTAAACTCTTCAGCCCACTCACATCATCCTTTAAAAAACTGGACTCTTCCTTTTTGCTCCCTAAACTCTTCAATTGACTCGAACCATCCTTCACAACATTGTCACCTTGTCCTTTCGGAGGCGGAGGTGCTGGCATAGTTGGAGGGCTTCCCACCCCTCCTTTACTTACCATTCCTTCTTTG